TTAGGGTCGTTATTTTCAACTATTTTGTTCTCCATAATATGAAATATCATTTTTAGTTTATTTGGTCATAATTCGTCTCTAATTGATTTATGAACAACTGGTACAATCATTATCTTCATCACAACTTGTTTGTGATGTGCAAGGAACTATGGTCGTGACTCCTCCTGTATAACTTGGCGTTTCAGCAACAGGGTCAATACATCTTCTAACTGCTTGTCCTGCTGGTAAAGACTCACTTGTACTACTTCCACCACAAGTCGTATAGAAAATTGATGAACTTGTTGAATCTTCATTTTGGAATAGATAACAAGCACATACAGGGGTGCTGCTTGGTGTCATAGATGGGGTACTTGTTATTGTGGATGTATTCGTGTTGGTAGGAGTACTCGTATTAGTTGGTGTTGAAGTCGGTGTTAAAGGTAATGGTGATAAATCAGGTTGAGTTGATGTAGGAGTGGCAGTCTGTGTAGGAGTGCTCGTATTAGTTGGTGTAAAACCTGGTGTACCTGTATTAGTTGGACTTACACTCGGTGTTATATTTGGACTTGATGTGGGAGTTTCGGTACTTGTTGGAGTCAAATTAGGAGTACTTGTACTTGTTGAAGTCATGGTAGGAGTAGCTGTCGGAGTCGGTGTCGGACAAACTTCACTATAATATAAATATGAATTATTACTTGTTCCAAAACCTGTCGGCGGATAGTAAATACCATCAGATAAAATGCCCAATGCTGTATTGAATGAAACTCCTGAAACGGAAATACCACCATTTATAATATAATCACCTGTGGAAACAAAACATTTCCAACTTTCAGGACTGGCAGTTCCCCTTCTTATTATTGTATAATATGTTGAGCCTGATTGTGCTCCAAAAACAGCGAATGCATTTCCACCTAAAGTTTGATTAGCATAGAATGGGCCGCTGAAATCTGAATACCAACCATAACTTAAAGAACCACCACTATAGGTATGTAATCTATTAAATGTATAATCAATATCACTTCCTGTAAAAGCAGAGAAATATAATTGTTCGGTACAAAGAGCATTTGGAGTTGATGTGTTAGTCTGTGTAGGAGTGATTGTTTGTGTACTTGTTATAGTCGGAGTCGGTGTGGGAGTTGTTCCAGTACATGTTAAACCACTAATTCTATATGGGTTGTCAGCACTATTATATCTATTCGCAGTATTTGGTTTTGTTGTGTATAATCTGTAATAACCTAAAGGGACAACTGAACCTGAATAATAAAATATCATATTTGAGTATGAAACATTTGATACCGCTGGTGTCCCAACAGTACCGAATCTTTGATAACTACCTTCACAATGCGTACATATTGGAACGAAAGCACTTACCCAAGTTTCATCTCCAGTCCAAGTATTACTATTCGTTATATCTATAGGGTCTTCATTATAACTTGTCGTCTTATACATTATCGCATTGTTAGATAATCCCCAACCACTATAATTGATATAGTCGTTCATTTGCTGTTGGAAAATTACCTGACTCAAACTTGGTGAACCCAAATGCATTCCACGAAATGCTGAACCTTGTGCTAACATCCATGCATTTAGATTTAATCTATCAGAGAAAGAATCAAATAACAGAAAACTTTGAGGATTATAACAAGTTGTTATAGTTGGAGTGTTCGTAGGTGTGGGTGTGTTTGTAGGACACAAGGTATTTGTTGAAGTGTTCGTAGGAGTGTTCGTTGAGGTATTACTCGGTGTGGGTGATATATTCAATTTACTTATACTCATATCAACAAGCAGCAGAGAAGTTTATAGTAAGACCATTTAAGTTTAATGTTCCATCTTTTATACATCCTGTTCCACCAGTATTTCCTGAATCAATAGTTCCATTTACCAAATTACCCAAACAATCTTCACCAGTCCAAGTGATAGGAACCTCTGTTGAATTATACAACAAATAAGATGTTGAAGAACATGGTAATTCTGATGATGGAGTTATACTTGGGGTAGGTGTGTTTGAAGAAGTCGGTGTCGGTGTGATTGATGTTTCGGTAGGTGTGGAAGTAATTGTAGGACTCGGGGTCATCGTTGGTGTACTTGTCAAAGTTGAAGTTGGTTGTGGAGGAGTTGAAGTGGCAGTCGGTGTCAAACCAGGACAAACCGTAGAAGTCGCAGTATTCGTCGGTGAAATTGACGGAGTCATACTTATCGTCGGTGTTATACTTGGAGTGGGTGTGGGAGTGAAACTAATTGCCATTACAAATAAATATCTTTTTTTAACAAGGTGTACCTGTTGATGTTATTGTGAAAACTGCTAAATCTGCGTATGGAATACCAGGAAGTACTGAGCCTTGGAAGATACAATCCGTAATAGTATAATTTCCTAATGTACCTCTAAATACATAAGTAATTGTTCCATCACATTTTGTGTATTTCAACCAACCTGTATCTGTAATAAATAGTTGAGTATTTTCTCTACAATTATTCACAGAAGGGGTAGGTGTGGGAGTACCGGTAGGACTTGGTGATAATCCTGGTGTTTTAGTCGGAGTCAAAGTCGGTGAAGGTGAAAGACCTGGTGTATTGGTAGGTGTGGGTGTCGGTAAAGGTGTCCACGAAATACATTCACTATACGCACTCAAACAATAAGTGAATCCTGTATCTTGGAATGTATGGTATAGTCCACAAAGAGTTATTGATGATAATGGGTCAAGTGTCCAACTACCATCAGTTCCATCACAATACTTAAATGTAAAAGTTTTTTGTGCTGGTGAACTATTTGTTATCGTCATAGAAACACAATCACCCGTCCATGTTCCACCTGTTATTTCATTTGTTATATTCAACTTAAAGTTCGGTGTTGTAGCACTACAACTATTGTAAGTTGCGTAGTCAAAATCTATGTAGTAATCAAATGTCGCAGTTGTATAAATATAAAAATAAGGAGATTCATAGGTATAACTTTCATTATAAGATGTTCTTATGACTTTATATTTTTTTACTAATTGGTCATAAGGAGGTATTGTTGAAAAACCATAAACTATATCTACATATTGACCTTCAAAAGCCCAAATAGGATATTGGATATCCGTGTGAGTATGAATGACATCACAAGGGTCATCACAAGCGATTAAATCAAAAAATAATACCGGTGTAGGTGTGTAATCTCTTGTAAGTTTTACAAGTTCAACATTACACATACCAGGTTCTAATAATGATAAACCTGTAATTTTATTTACCCTAAACTTCGCGTTTTTGATTACTATTGTTTCGTTAAAATAAAGACCAGCAGCTTCCCAAGGCGTGAGATACATACTTACTTGATAAACTTTGTTTTCATCATCAGTCAAGTCATCAATATATTCTTTATAATATCTGTCGTATTGATTTTCTAATGTTGGGTAAACTAATTCATCTTCAGTAAAAGTATTTGAACTATCATAAATTGTATAATGAGAAAAATTATCTATTGCGTAAGGATAGGTTGTGTTTCTATTATAGTTGGGAAATGTCCCCATACTTTTAAGACCCAATACTGTAAATGGATTATTTGTACCCCTGTATCTGTAGAAAAATGGATTAGATTTCGTATTACCTGTTGGTATTGATACGGACATAAATGTCTGTCTCGGTATTGAACGGAATGGTCTATATTCAAATGTGGATATACCATTATTATTATTTTCTTTTGTGATAAAATAACATGGTAAAGCAATGTTTGTATCACCAGTTGCGTTCAAATAGTAATCCGTATTTTGACCTAATGTTTGAACAAGATTGGTAGTTTGATTTTTATAATCTATGTTGAGGTCAAATTGATTTTGACCAAATATCTTGTTAGTTCTTTTTTGATATTCTGTATTGATATAATCTTTATCAATTTTGTTTGCTGTGAAGATTGTACCATTTATAAGATTTGTAGTTGGATATAGATTCTGTGTTGAATCATAATCAACTTTACTCGTCCAATCCAAAGTTTGTCCTTTACCTATGTAATCAATCATAGGTTCAATTATCAAAGTCTTTGTCTTATAAGGATGTTCAACAACGACAAGGTTAAATGTCTTATTTACATTTTGTATAAAATCAATTTGTTTCTGGTCACAAGACATTTCTTTATTCAACTCAATCGTATAAGGTAAGACTACAGGACTTGATGTTATCCTGAAAGTTGCTCCACTTACAGTAAAGGTTGGGGGAGATTGTTTTGTATAAGAAAGAAAATAAATATCAGTTCCATAAATATCACCTTCGGAAATTGTTGTCCCCGTCATATAATAGGTGTTGGTCTGTCCTGAAAATTGTGTAAGAACCAAATAATCCACACTCTTTACAAGTTCCGCAAGTAATGGACTTGTATTTTGTTTATACTTCCATAATTGAAACTTTCCACCTGTATAAACATAAGGGAACACACCATAAGGTGCGGTGTTCTGTACTGTGATGGTTGCTTCAAAAGAAAAAGGTGCCCCGTTGCTCTGTGGAAGAGCAAACATATAATCTTCTATTTCTGTTTGAGATAGAGTGGTAGCGGAATAATTGGAATATTCCATAGGATTAAATCCAAAGTTTTCCTGAACAATATCACGAGTCTTAAACCAATTTACAAAACTTCTAACAAGTGTTGATGAGTTCCTTACTTCTCTCAAATAAGAGTTTGTCTCACCGGACTTATTTATCCATTCATACTTATAGGGTGCTGCTTGAGCGATGTATGGTTGTTCGGTGTTGAAAGAAAGGGGAATATAATATCTACCAAAGTAGTCTGTTTGGAAGAAGTTGCTCTCAATAAAGTATCCCGCTTGATTGACTATAAGTTCATATAATTTTCTTGTCCTTAAATTAGGTATAAGATAAGATGATATGAGCGGGGAACCTGAAAAATCAAAAAATCCTGTCTTACCTGAAAAATCAAGTAATGGAGTTTGGGCTGTATTTATGTCTCTTATATCTCTGAAAGTTGAACCAGTATAATCATATCCCCTTTGACCCAACATATAGTTTACATCACCTTCACTTACAGGATTTACTGATGCAGGATTTACAGGATTGAAACTATTATATGAAGATGGTTTATGTAAAGATGGGTCAAAGAAAAACCATTCAACTACATCATAATCATATAAAGAGTGATTGAGTGATGATGTGTCAACTTCACAAAGTGCTTTATCACCTATATTCGCTACGAGGTCTCCCACAGCGGAATAGAAGGTTATAGAATAGATTTTTTCAAGTTTGTTGATGGAAACACTATTGAGTCTTACATACCCGTTATAGAGTTCGTATCCATCGTAAATCAAATCTGCTTCAAACTTTTTCTTTGGGTTCCAATCTGTGAAGACTTGGTTTATATCAAAAAAGTAATTGAAGATATAGTTGTTATTTTTTGAACCAGGAACCTTAAACTCTTTTGTAAATGCACTATTCTTTTTTGTAATGTCCTGTATTTCTGCGAAGGACACTTCCATATCAATATTTTCATTACCATAGAGTTCAATAAACTCCTGTTTGCCTTCAACATAAGTTCTAATCTGTAGTCCCATATTATCCTTGAGTTCTGTATCTTTTTACATCTGCGTAGTTTAGTGTAAAGGTGTATTGGAAAATCTTTTGATATTGTTTTTGGAACTTTTTAAGGTCTTTGTTTTCCACAACGACAGGTATAAGATATTGGTATTGTCTAATTTCACCGAGACAGGACTGGCAATCTTCTATATCAGGTTGAGCACATGGGTCAACGATTGCTGTTGTCCCTTCTATCATATACACTTCCGTTGAGTTAAAGATTTCTTCAACAATCACAACATCTTCATCAGTCATAAAATTAGACATACATTCAATTTTGTAATCAGCGTCAGTATCATAAACAGTTGTACCCCTTTGGTAAGCACCACGACTATACCAAGATTTATCTAATGAACTTTCTTGTCTATAAGTCTTTCTGTTGATGTTAAATGTCTTTGTGGATTTCTTACCGAATGTATAAGTGTCCCACATACCCCTTCCATTTAAGAATAACAAATGTATAGGTTGATTGATACAATCAGGGTCAGTCATATAGAACTCAAGGATTTCACTTGTCCTTGCTGAAAAGTTCATATCACTACCTGATGTAAGATAAAAACAAACTTTTCCTGATTCTTGTGGAATTACATTTGTTCCTGATTGGGTAATGTTCCACGGCATATAAAATACACAATTTTTCCACATCTCATATTGATTGGTGAATCCTGTTGAGACATTTGATGTATACGCAGAATAGGTGTAATTATCATCTTGAAAATCAGCACCCCTGATTACAACTCTTGAAGTATTATTAGTGAAATAATCATTTTGACCATCAAGGAAAGAAACGATGATAGGACAATCTGGATGATGTTGTCTTCTTCTTACCCTTTGTGAAACATAACCATCTTGTGATATGGTTTTATATTCCCTACCAGCAGCATTTAAGAACTCACGAGGCCCACAAGTTGTATCGTCCCCTTGTTGATAGATGTGTCTGAATAAGTCATAATAATACCACGACTGATTATCTACTTGATAGAAATTAGGGGATTGTGTATACCCTGAACCAAGTGTTGCTCCTGATAAATAAGGTGATGGAATAAGTTTGTTATCAACACCAGGAAATATGTTTACTGCTGCTGGTTGAAATGAAGCAGTCAAATCCATATCAAGAACAATAGTCTTTGCGGTTGTATCTTCATATTCACAACCAACTTTTACTTGGTATTGTTCTGCGTGCCATAGTACCGGTAAAGTTTGAGAATAGTTGTTTCCGTTAAAGGTATTAAATGCGTTTAATGTTCTTGTGTTTGTGGCATCACTCATAGTCATCACAGAGTTTTCCTGTGCGACATAGTTTAAGTAAGGGTAAGTTGTACCCGAAAATCTTGGGTTTGCGTTTAAGAATGTTCTAACAATTTCTGTAAGTTCAACAATCGCTTTACCATAAGAATTAGGACGAACTTTTAATCTTGCGGCTGGTTCAGGATTTGCTGAAAAGTTTAATGTTGATGGTCTAAAATATATGTCTATTACAAACTTGAAGTTTGTTAAAGTATATCCCGTTGATGATAGAGTATAGATATGTTCACCATTACTGGGAGTAATAGTAAGTGGTGATTGGTCTATGTTTATTATTACGCTCATTTTAATCTATTGGTTCTTGAATTATTTTGATAAGGAATTGTTGTAAGTCCATTCCAAGTTTCGCAGCAGGCCCATTAGGGTCATCAAACGCTTTTATAAATACATCAAAACTATCATCATAAAAATTGGTTGGTTGTATACCGAACCTTTGAATTGTTTTGGATATTGCGATTGCTGTTCCTTTGATATTGAACTTCTTAAACCTACCTTTCGGGTCTCTATTTAACCCCTTTGTTTTAATCCACTTCATAAGTGGTTTCAAGGGTACATATTTACCTGGCTGTCTACCATCGTTTACATACTTCCAATAATCCAACATATTCACTTTCATCTTATTAGTTGTTGGGTCAAATGAGACTTGAATTGAATTATAAAGGTTACCGGTTTTTTGTTTCATATTTCTCAAACCTGTAGATTGTTTCTGACCAAAATAACCTGGTGCATACGGATATGGTTTCGCAAGATTTCGTTTTAATGCTTCTTGGAACATCATAGCAAGTTCATTCATCGCCGCATTGTAATTCGGCTGTTGTATTTGAACTTGTTGGAAAGAATAAAACTTATAGTTATTGACTGACTCCATCTTCGTTATTATCACAAGGTGGGAATGTAGAGTATGGTGCTATACATCTGTTTATTGCGTCAGGTACTCTCAATCTTATTTTCCCCGACCATCCATTTAAGTAATCATCATATTCTTCGTGGAATGGGGACATATCAATAGGATAATCTAAATCCAAATTACAATAACACTCCATTCCTGTTGCGTATTTTAATTGAGCGATTACATCCTTCAATATGTCTAATGTATCACTCAAATTATCTAACTCATTATCAAAGTTTTTGGTATTTTGAATGTCCATGATAAGTATTGTGAACTCATAGGTTGTTTCCTTTCCGTCTGTTTTTGCTCCATCTGTAATCACCCACATTGCAGGATAAAAGGGTGCAAGATTTTTCACAGTATTATCTTGTTTTAATCTCGTTTCAGTTTGATAAATAAGTTGTTCTATTGACCCATAACCGAATGATTGTAACTGGTCGTGGTAATCTGCTAATGTTTGTAGCAAATCAATAATTTTTTTATAGTTGTAATATCCTACCGAGTTCGCCATTTTATCTATTTTTTAATTGTTGTTGAATCTTTTGTTGTTCTCTTCTTCTTATATCGTTTATGTCTTTCATGTATGATAAATAGTTCAAAACAAAGACTAACGGATATTTAGTAATTTCTTCAATCTTGGTAATATCTTCGTTCGCCAACGAAACAAGAGTAGCGAACCAACCCCAAAACTTATCAAAGGAATAAACTTCACGAGAATCCAAATCATCTTTGCCATCAATTTCAGGTTTAACCAAAAAGAGCCCTTGAAATTGCCTCGTAAGGTTTTGTCTAAATGAAAAAAAAAATTGGTTGCTCCCCTTACATATTTTACCGGTAGTTTCTTGAACTCTTCTGCTTTCGCTTGTAATTCTTTTGAGTTGTAAGGTTTATAATTTCCTTTATCATCAACTTCACGATATAACATCGCCATCATAAGTGGCATCTCTTTCTTTTTTTCGTGTGGTTCTTTGGATAGGTATGTGTCAATATCAATAAACTCACCAAATGTTAAATTAGGTAAATCAAGAAAACGATAGTTTTTTCCGTTGAAACTGAACTCCTGATAGAACTTGTCCCCACTTTCAGTAAGAAAAACGGAGATTTCATTAGATATTTTGACCACTTCCACATAATCACTATTCTCAATTTCTTCTTCGGTAAGTCCTGTAGTCATAGATAATAACCTCACACAGAACTCCCTTTCATCAGTCCATTCTTGTAATAGTATAAGTTTAGACCACATTTCAACTGTGGGTTCTTCAATCTCGTAAGCCTTTCCTTTGTAATTAAACTTCATCATATAAAAATATCATTTTTGTTTTTTTTATTCACAACTTTATCTAACAACATAACTTCCATAAGTTGCTTTTTTCTTGAATGAATGATAGGATAATGCTAATGATATCACAGTATCATCGTGAAACCCATTAGGAGACCCATATTTAATCTTTCTTGTCTTGGGTGAGTATTCATAAGTAAAAACAGAAAGCTCTTTGTATAGGTCTGTATTGAGTTCTGGTGATGGTAGTTTTATTTTGTCTTCATTCATCCCCATAATCAAATCTTCAATCATATTTTGTTTACTATCACTATTGGTGATAAATGGTTGTACGGAGGGGTATTGTTTTTTTATTTGTTCGTATAAGACATCACCTATTGAGTTGACCTCTGCGAAACAAACTGGTCTCCATTTACGAAGTTTGTTTACAACTTCACTTATGATAATGTCCCAACTCTTTTGTCGTTCCCTATAAAAGTCCACCATATCACCATCACCATTTAGAATAGTAAGAACAGTATAGTCATTTTGTCTTCCAAAGTCCAAACCAGCATAATACTTTTTGGATGGGTCATAACTTGGATAGTTGGTTATCACACAAGTTGTTTTAAGGTTTGAGAATACTTCCCCACCATCGTCTATAAACTCTGCGAGTATTTCTTGTTTGTAGATTGTATCAGGTAAAGATAGTTTCGCTTCAATCAATTCTTCTTCGGTAATATATGGGGTGTCAAATGATGTGGCGTGAAATGTTTTATACAAAGGGTACTCATCACTCATTCCTCTCATTGCGAGATTATAAAACCAATTTCTTCCTTTGGGTGTTGATATGAATAAAACCTTCTTACCATTTACGAGTACTGTTGGTCGGAGTACTGTATTCCACACTTCGTCTTTGATATATGCTGCTTCATCAATAATGAGGTAATCTAAAGTATAACCACGAAGGGTATCTTCCCTTTCCCCTGACCTAAAATAGATTACCGAACCATTTATGAATGTTATTGTAAGTTCACTCTTATTTACTGACTTGGTAAGTCCTGTTCCTGCGATTGAATTGGTAAGTTCGGTAAATACTTTTTTTGCTTGAGAATATACTGGTGACACCCACATCGCAACTGAACCATTATCTTCTAATACCCACTTGAGAAGTAGGTTCATAGCAGTAAATGATTTCCCCGCCTGACGACCAAAGCAACCAATTATAAACTTGATGGACTTATCCATGCAAGCATCAATAATTTCTTTTTGTTTTTTGGTGGGGGTAAATCCCTGAACTGTTATTTCTTTATCCACAACTATTCAGTAAGTTATCAAACCATTTATCTATGTCGTAGTATCTACTGTTTGTTCCTTTGTCGTCTATCTGTTCCCCTCTTTGTATAGTATATGTCTTATTTGTCCCTTCATAAAAGTCATAAGGGTTGGATATATTAACCATTCTACCACCTTTACTAATACTACCATCATTCAACATATCATCACATACCAATAGATTAGCGGGGAAACGACCTGTCTCTTTACTTACATTTCCTATTTTTTTTGTTCCCCAATTCTCATTTTGATGTTCCATTTTATTTGTTGTAAATGGATTTGTTGTAGCATAATTTTGGTCTGCTAAATTAGCAAACGGTATTCTACAATCATCTATCCAAGTAATACCTTTAGAATAACTCTTGCTGCCCATTAGATATTTTTTCCTTTAATAACTTTTTGAGTTCTTGTTTTGATACTTGTAATCTCTCCTCTGCTATATCATAATACTCCTGTGTGAAATCAATATAGATATGGTTTCTGTCTAATAACTTACAAGCCAGTCCTGTTGTTCCACTTCCACCAAAAGGGTCTAATACCCAATCATCAGGTCTTGTGAATAAAGTGATAAGATAAGACATCAATTTAATTGGTTTGACTGTGGGGTGGTTGTTTTTATATGTTGCCCCAAAGTCCTTTTCCTTCTTTGCTGGTTTGGGGGTTTGTATAAGTGGATAAGTCATCTTGATATTATCAGGTAATGCCTCAAAGTTTAATACATGGTCAATATAAGAACCTTCCTCAAATGGTTTCATCCCAACGATGATTATTTCCCTTGCTGGTTTAGGTTGGAACCCTGCCTTACTACCTTCGTATTTTTTTGCTATGTCTGTTGAGGGAATTGTAATTGTTCCGTCTCCACTATGAGGTTCTCCAACCATACTATTAGTTTCTTGTAGTGTTCTATGATTTGGATTATCACCCACTACTTCTCTCTCTGCGTTGAACCTCTTATCAATACTCTTGCTGATGTCTGTGGCTTTAGGAAACCCTGAATGATAAACCCATTCTATATTACTGAATGATAAGTCAAACCCCGCTTCTTCAAGGTCCCTACTTATTCTCCATAATACATCTGTTCTTGGGGCTGCCATAACTGTAATGAACGCACCAGGTTTTAATACTCTGTGACACTCTCTCCAAATATTCACATCTGGTAATACTTTATCCCAACCTTTATTCATAAAGGAATAACCATAAGGGGGGTCAGTACATAACATATCTACTGAATTGTCTTTAATGTTTTTAAGTTGTTCCGCACTATCACCACAGAACATTTGTGTTTCGTTATTCATAATTTATTATTTTATCAAACCATTTATCTATATCGTAGTATCTTGAGTTAGAACCTTTGTCGTTGAATCCACCCCCTGTTGAACCAGATATGTTATTATCATTCCAACCATTTTTAGTATCAAAAATAGGTGTATTAGTTTTGTTGAATAATGAACTCTTACTGATAACACCATCATTCAACATATCATCACAGACTAGTATATTGGCAGGAAATCTACCTTTGGTGTTTTCATCTTGAATGTTATTCGTTGTTCCTCCAACAAATACATCTTGAAATCCACCTTTTCTTGCCTGATACGCACTTGGTTTCTCCACTCCATCTACAAATGGTATTCTCGCATCATCTATCCAACTTATTCCTTTACTGTGCATCAGGTTCTCCAAAGTTCAATTTAATTGATGTCCCTGTAATATGGACTTTGTCAGGTTCGTTGAGACCTTGAAGTTTAGCAAGGTCGTTTAGTGCGTTCCTTGCATTTGTCAAATCACTTGATACGAGTGCTTGTTCATAAATGTCCCAATACTTTTGTGTGTGTTTCAGAATCAATTTGTCTTTTTCAAGTTCAAACTTTTTCTTGAGTAGTATCCACACTTTAGTCCAATATTCGTTTGCTTGTGATTTGGACATATTTGCTGTGTCCTTACAATACTTTACAAACTCATTATAGGATAAATGATGTTCAAGTATTTCTCTTGCTGCGTTGTTGATAAATGTTCTTTTTTCAACATCCGTCATTCTCTTTGCGTATGAACCCTTTGGTCTCCCCGCTGGTCTTGGTGCTAATGGGGTTAGTGGTAATTCATCATCCGGTATAATAATGTCAGTCATGATTTTTGATTTTTAATTGTTCTTGTTCTTTATAGAAACGCTCCTTCGCTTCTTGATAGATTTTTTCTTTTAGGTAATTGATATGTTCAATTACTTCTCTTCTTTTTTTAATTCTTTTGTTGTGGGCTTTTCTTCCGCCCCTTACTCTACTTCTTGGCATAAGTTATATTTTTTCCCATTTCCATTTATAGCCGTATGCTGATTTATTTGTTTTTCTAATACAATCTTCAATATGATTATGACTATCAATACCTAAAGTTTTTTCTGCTTCACCTATTGAGTTAAAATGTCTAATGAAGATTCCTGCCATATCAAATTGTTTTAGAACATATTTTTCTTGAAATAATGGGTTTGTTTCTAATTTCCATTTATATTCCCATAGTGTGAAGTTTCTTTTGTATCCACGAAGAATATTCTTTATGTTATTCACACAAGGTTTATTAAAATAATTCTCTATTTCTTGAGGGGAATTGAATGATTGTATAAAATTATCTTCCATATCATATTGATTGATTACATATTCAGGTTCAAGTTTCCAAATGTATCCACCCCTACTATCAAACTTGGTTCTATTGTAGGTTCTCATTATATCACCATCAGGTACACCAGTTGCTTTTGAAGCTTCCAATCTATTCTTGAAGTGTGCTAAATAATTTCCATCAAGGTCATATTGAACTACATAGTGTGTATCTAATTCTTCACCTGATATTCTCTTATTACCGAACTCAACATACTTGGTGTTTAGTTCATAACCAATAAACTCTCTATTCAATTCTTTACACGCCAGTCCTGTTGTCCCTATTCCTGCAAAGACATCCAAAACTAAATCACCTTCATCTGTTAA